AATCAAAGAAGGAATAGACGATCATGAAGAACAGATGGTGGTACTGGGGGCGATGGTTCGTCTTGGTGTCGTTATCTGGTCTGGGTTTATCATAACCCTTAATTATGTCGAACTACCCATGGTTAAAAAGAGTCCCGGTGGGGATATAACATTCCCAGCTTCAATATTTACTGGAGCACTCGCCACTTTTGGCTTGTCCACTGGCAATGGTAAGAAACAAGAACAAAAAACCAAGACATGACTAAATGGATAATACTCTTAAGCCTGTTGTCACCCGCAGTAGCAAGAGCAAACACTGTGACGCCTCAGTTTACAACAGGCAGTATGCAGAGTACAACAACTACAACCCAAACTATTACAGAAGAGATCGTACACGATGTCAAAGGTGCGGCAGTAGAAACCTACACCGGCACAAACATCACAGTTGGTGGAACTGGAGGCATTGGTTCAGACAGTGCAACTTATACACCAACAACCAACGCAACGAGTTGGGATCTATCAATAACAACAAGAGAAGCGGGGACAATAGAAACAATAACAATAGACAGAACAATAGAAACAGATTCTACTACAAACTCTTACTCTATCTTTGCACAATAAGCACACCTGTATTTGCTGAAGATACAAATGTTAGCAATCCTGTAGCTGCGGCTACTGGTAACGTAACTAACCAAGCTGTACAGTTTCAGAACAATGGGGCATCATCACGTCAAATATATGGTCCAAACATACAATGTAATGGATCTACAATGACGTTTAGCCCTTTCTATATGGGTAATCATACAAAACCATTAGATGAGTTTATGCAACCTACAAGCTACACACTAGCAGAAAACTGGGGATTCCAGATTAACTTTATGGTTCCTTTAGATAAGTCAGGATATAAACAGTGTAAAGAAATGGCGAAGAGATATGAAGAGAAAATGAAGCTCGAGTATGAAATTACACGGGCATCAAAATGTGCGGACTTAATGAGAAAAGGTTTTATGTATAGACCTAACACACCTAATGCTAAGTTGTGTCAGGATATAATACCTATAGTCAAAACAAAACCGCCTAAAAAAGAAAAAAAATTTGGATTATTTTAAATGAGCACCCTATCAGAGCAGTTTGCAAAAGAAGCTGCAAAAAAGAAGCCTAAGAAGGCTGCAAAGCGAGACGAGAACGGACGCTATGTTAAAAAAGAAATCACTACACCCGGAGAAGAGTAATGTTAGCATTAATTAAACCACTTGTATTAACAGGACTAAAAAGCCCTAAGTTTAAGCAGTTTGTTGTCGATCTACTAGAAAAGCTAGTTGAGTCTACAGATAACGAACTTGATGATAGAGCATTACAAATAGTCAAGAAAGGATTAGGTATAGAATGAACACAGTCAAGAAACTACCCAAGAAGGCAACTGAAGAAAGTTTTAACGAGCTGCACTACCTTGTTACAGAGGACTTTCTACGTAGAATAAAAAGCGGAGAGGCAACTACACAAGATTTAAAAGCAGCATGTGATTGGTTAAAGACCAACGATATAACAGGTGTAGCTTTTGATGGTAGTCCTCTTGATAAGCTAAACAAACTTTTACCTACTGTAGATGCCAACCTTGTACAGAGGAGGCTGTATGGCAAGCAAAACGTCTAAATACTACAAGAAGAATCCAAAGGCTGCTGCTAAACGTAGAAAACAGCAGCGGAAATACAACAAAACAAGAAAAGGTCTAGCAATTAGAGTCAATGCAAACAAACTTAATAGAAAACTTGGTACATATGGCAACCGTGACGGGTTGGATGCCGCCCATTATAAGGGTAGTAAAACCCGTGGCAGAAAACAGAAGCCATCTATTAACAGAAGAAGCAGACTTAAAATTAGAAGATGACCCCATTACTACCTAACCCTGATTACTATTTACACAATTTAATAACGATGACAAGTTCAGATTCAAAACGGCTCGATGTAATCAGGAAAAGGGTAGTAAAAACTGGCTCGACTGGATGAGGTCGACATTCGGTATCACAGACCGAGAGCACACAATTTTATCACACATTAATTAAATGACGAAAGACAAGAATGCACCTAATAATGCGTATCGTAGAGAATATGATACTGCTAAAGAAAATTTAAGAGTATTTCATCAAGAACTAAAACAGTTATATACACATACAAATCTTGAGAATAGACAAGCTGCATTTCTTAAACTTAAAGAGAAGTATGGACCACTTGATAAGTACCAAAAACGTCAGGAAGCCACTTTAAATAGAGCAAAAACAGTTTTGACTTCAAAGTATATGACTTGGGATGGATGGACAGGCTTCTCATTTTCAAATGACTACGTTGCTGATGGAGTTAATAAATCGCAAACTAATAAGTTTTATGATAAAACACTTGATTTAAACAGTAAATATAATATAGATATAAGGAATAAGAACAATATTACTTTAGAAGAAGATCAAGAAGCTTTAGATCGTCTTGAATCTAAAAACGTGTTTACTACAAATGTTCATACCGATGCTTGGGGTAGAGATTATGACCATCCAGACTATGGAATAGATCCATCTTCAATTAATAGAACTATTGTTACACCAACACCAGTCGGTAATAATAATAATAATGAAGTTATTGAAGAAAAAGAAGAAGAAATTACCGAAGAAGACACTAATGAAGTTATAGGTTCTAATACAACCGGTTTAGGAGCTAAAGACGGAGATTTAATAGCTGCTAATAATAATAATAATAAGAAGGAAGAAACTCCTAACAGATTAGAGTTAATGACACAGTCTATCAAGGATAACCCTAGTCGTATTCAGCAAAAACTAATGGATAGTAATGATTTATGGACTCCTGAGCGTCTTGCTGGATTAAAGATTAAACACCAAGACTGGAAAGCTGAGAGAAGAAACAGAAAAAACTTACAAGTTGAGGCTACGACCTAATGGACTCTAATATCGGACGAAAGGACTTAGATCTACAGGATAACAAAGATCTTAAGAAACGTTTACTAGGTGCTACTGCCGAGATAGGTGGTGGAATTGGTATAGATTTTTTAACAGGTAGTTTGTTAAATCCGGCTACTGTAGCTAGTACAAAAGGTCTTAGTATTCTAGCCTATGCCGGTATTAACGGATTTCAAGGAGCATACACTAATTATTTAGTACAGAAACACCTGTATGGTGAGGAAAATGTTAGATGGGGTGAAATAATCTCTAGTGGAGCATTAAGTGCAGTACCTTTCATGAACTTAAAAGCTGGAAAGAATGTAGCTAACATAGTAGGTGATGCTAATACATTAAGACGTGGCATTGTCGGAGGTGCAGGCTTTGGTCTTGCTGGCGAGCAGTTACGTGTAGGTATTGATGAAAAAGAGTTTTTAGATCCGATTGAAGCTAGCATGGCTATAGCTCTTGGTGGAGGTATAGGTGGAGCATTTAAACTTCCCGGTGCAATTCAAAACAGACGGATGGAAAATAAGTTACGTCCGTTTAAAAGAAATGCCAGACGCTTTATGCGTCAAGATGGTACGTATGACTTTGAAGCAGCTCAGAGAGCATTGAAATTAGCTAATCTAAGTTCTAGAGGTTTAAAAAATAAACTAACAAGAGCTATAGATAGTGAAGATTATAAAGGTTTTAGTATTAGTAATAGAATACAAGGAGCACTTGGAGGTTCTAATATTAATAGAGCTCTACCCCCAAATGCTACTCCAAGGCTTACTGGATCACTTGATTTATTAGATAACTCAAGAAAATTAATATATAGACAACTTGATGATGTTAACAGAAATGAAGCTGAAAACATTATATCAAGCATCGAGGGATATATAGTTCGAGGTGAAGCAGGGCAACTACCCGGATGGTCTGCTAGTAGACCTACCTTTGCCTTTCCCGGTAAAAAGACTCTTCAGTATACAAAGAAAGATGGTACACAATCTGAAATGGGTTTTAGATGGAGTGCTAGTCAGGAAACAATAAACGGTAAAGGTGCAATCGTACCTTATGATGTTCCAGCGGCAGAAGCTTTAGTTAAAAAACGATATAAGTGGGATCAACCAAGTAGTGTATTAAAAAGAAAGCAAAGAAACCTTAAAAAAGGAAAAGTTACAATAGGTAATGCTAATTATGATGCGTACATGAAATGGTTAAAACAAAACGACCCAGAACTATACTTTAGAATTATCGAAGATACTAAATCTAACAAAAGTGGCAACCCTTGGTATGTAGAACATCTTGTTGCTCAAAAAGCTAAAATCTGGGAAGAAGGTCCAGATGGAATTTTTTATCATAAGTTTAGAAATTATGCAGCTGGAGATCCAGAAAACATGGCTCCTATCTTTGACTCAATGCTTGGTAGAACTAAAACAGCACTAGAAAAGTTTATTTACTCTAAGCGATATCAAAAACTGCATGGTAAACATTTTGGTAGTACTAACTTAGCAGATGCTCATTATGTTGATTTTGATTTAGAAGATCTTATTATTAGATCGACTTATGATAATGCTGAAATATATAGAATATCAGTTTTAACAAATCCAGATGATCTGCTTACAGAAGTTCGCTATGCTATTAAGAGACCAGATTGGTGGGTTAATGAAACTGAAGCTAATAGATTAGCAAGACTAAAACCTAAAAAGAGACCTGAGCTTGGTATAACAGATCAAACCTTAAAAAAGGAAACTAGACTTACTCCGCCAAAAAGTGTAGAAGAGTTTGAAGCTTTACCAGATAACATACAAGATGAAATAGAAGAGAGCTGGGAATATTTAGCCAAGGCAGATAAATATTATGGAGAAGACGTAGAGAAGTTTAAAAGTCCATATGTTAGCCTAGATGATCCTAATTTACGAAGAGATGCTGAAGCTCGTTATGATTTATTTAAAGATAAGGTTAAAGAGGGAGAAATAAATGAACAACTTTTAATAACTGGACTGGATGAATATTATATTTCACAGATAATGATAAGGATGTTTAAGGCTTCACGAGAGAAGTTTGGAGGTTAAATATGAATAACACCCTAAAACTATTACAACAGGATTTCAAGATGTTCCTACAAGCACTGTGGGGACAACTTGATCTACCTTCTCCAACACGAGCACAATATGCGATTGCTGATTACTTGCAACATGGTCCCAAGCGACTACAAATACAGGCGTTTCGGGGCGTTGGTAAGAGCTGGATTACTGGTGCTTTTGTTTTATGGACTTTATTTAATGACGCCGAAAGAAAAATAATGATAATCTCTGCCTCTAAGGAGAGGGCAGATAACATGTCGATCTTCTTACAAAAACTTATTATTGAAACACCATGGCTAAGTCAACTACAACCGAAGTCGGACGATTCTCGCTGGAGTCGCATCAGCTTCGACGTAAACTGTTCTCCACACCAAGCCCCAAGCGTAAAATCGGTAGGAATCACTGGGCAACTAACCGGAAGCCGAGCAGATCTCATGATTTTAGACGACGTAGAGGTACCGGGCAACAGTATGACGGAGCTTATGCGTGAAAAGTTACTTCAACTTTGCACAGAAGCCGAAGCGATCCTTACGCCAAAAAACGATAGCCGTATTATGTATCTCGGGACTCCTCAGACTACTTTTACTATTTATCGTAAGTTGGCAGAGCGGAATTATAGACCATTTGTCTGGCCCGCAAGATATCCAAGAAGTTCAAACATCACACAATACGAAGGGCTCTTAGCACCAGAAGTACAAGCTGATATGGATGAGGGGGTTGAAGAATGGGCTCCTACAGACAGTAGATTCACAGATGAAGACTTACTCGAAAGAGAAGCATCTATGGGTCGTAGCAACTATATGCTACAGTTTCAACTCGACACAAGTTTATCAGATGCAGAGAAATTTCCACTTAAGATGGCTGATCTTATTGTCACTTCTGTTAACCCTAAGTCTGCACCCCAGAATATCATATGGTGCTCAGATCCAGCTAACGTCATCAAAGACGCCCCAACAGTCGGATTACCCGGGGACTATTTCTATTCACCTATGCAAATGCAAGGAGATTGGAGTGAATATACAGAAACCATTTGTAGCGTGGATCCGTCCGGAAGGGGTACAGACGAAACAGCGGTTTGTTATCTATCCCAAAAAAACGGACTCATCTATCTGCATGAAGTGCGAGCGTACAGAGACGGGTACAGTGATAATACCTTGCTCGACATCCTTAGAGGATGTAAAAAGTTCGGTGTTACGTCGCTTGTTATCGAGACAAACTTTGGAGATGGTATAGTAAGTGAATTATTTAAGAAACATCTTATTCAGACAAAACAAAACATCCATATTGAAGAAGTACGTGCAAACGTGCGAAAGGAAGACAGGATTATTGATAGTCTCGAGCCTGTTCTTAACCAACATCGTCTTATTGTTGATAGGGGTGTCATTGATTGGGACTACAAAAGCAATAGAGAAGCAGCTCCAGAAGAACGACTCCTATACATGCTCTTTTATCAAATGAGTAGAATGTGTCGTCAGAAAGGAGCAGTTAAACATGACGACAGATTAGACTGCCTAGCACAGGGAGTAAAGTATTTCACAGATGCTTTACATATAAGTGCTCAGGAAGAGATAAAGAGACGTAAACAGCTTGAGTTTCAGAACATCCTAGAGGAGTTCATAGACAATCCACAGAGTAGTGCTAACCACATTGTCCTTGGGATGTCTCTAGAACAGCGTCAGGAGGCTCAGGGACGAGAGTTAGGGAATGACGTGCCTAATTGGAGGTAAAAGTCGATCCCTCACGTATACAGGGGAAGAGAAGGGTGGACTCGACCCCTATGGAGGAGACTAACATCTCCTCCTACACTATTACCGGTTATCATATGAGTTGATAACTCTTAATACACCTACCCAAACCTCAAATGAAGAAGTGTAAGAAGTGGAAATGTCCGAAGTATAAAGGTAAAAAGTGTAAGTGTAACCGAATTATACAGAGATATACAGGCGGTACACCGTTAAATTTTAGCATAAATTTCTGAGGGGATGATATACGACGGAGGAAGGTCGAATTTCCCCCATAACCATTTGCTATAATAAGGACGCTGAGTCTCATTGTGTCGCGTGATTATCGTGAGTCTCACCGCAACAAGGACGTAGTCACAGTAGACTCATGATGTGACTGTCAATTAATTAGTCACGATCTGTTGCCGTCTCAGTCTTAGTCCAGTATCAATCAGTATTATACTGAGATTCACAATCATGTGCGACTCAAATAAGATGTATTGGATTGCTGAAATATCATGTCTGTCTCAAAATAGATTGCTATAATAATGGTATAAGAGATAAGGAGATTCCAACCATGACAAACATTGAGACACAAGCTAAGACAGCCTTCGGTAAGACATTACACTATGTTACAGATCCAGTATATGCTGATGCTCTAACTAGACTCACTGGTAAGAAAACAATTAATGATTTAGATATTATTAATTTACAAATGTTAGGTCTAAGTGTTAACGGCGTTAATGCTATTGCACAACTAGAGTTAGCTGTTTAATTATTATGATTCATTCTGTTAACTATTATCGACAACTATATAATTCTATTAAACAATTAGAAGATAGTTGTAAAGAAATTAATTATCAAGTATTACCAAGTACTATTAATTATAAAAGAAAATCAAATTTTATTAAAAGTAATAGTAATACAAATAAGACACATAAGAAAGTTGGATGAGTCCAAGTTGAGTCCATTTTGAGACTCACACTCATTCTCACACTCATCTCATGCGTCTAATTATACTCATTATTCTTATCTGAGATTCCACACATCTCATTACAGTCTCAAGATAAGATGCTATAATAGTAATATAGGACGGATTTTTACACATCATCACAATCATACGAGGACGCACATGACACAGAACAACATACGGCAAGCACGAGGACGCAGCACATATGATATATACTTTGAGATAGACTGCGACTGCGAGGAGCTACTTGATGCTATTGGTCTGGAGTATCATCAATGCAAGGACGACGATACACAGAACGAGGTGCTTATCTCGTTAGACAAGGAGGAAGCCGCAGACGTGCTTGACCAGTCAGTATTATCAATGACTAACGAGCAAACACTTGCAGCTGCTGTACTCAACCACGAACTCAGCGAGTACACTACCAAGGCTACAATCTATACACCATCAGGTGACATGATAATGTTTAAGTAAAAATACTTATTGACTTATCATTCAATTTTGCTATAATATAATTAGGAGGACAAATGATTACATACACTATACTACTTAGTTTACTACTCTTTACACCGCAAGAGTTTCTAAACTTATTAACATATCAATCACAATCAACGCACGAGGTCGCACTATGCTACATCACTTAACCTTTGGCCGCAACTGGTCAAATGACAGGGACAAAAACGACTACGTTACAGACCTTGACTGGCAGATGTTCTGCGAGGAGGTACTAGACGCTAACTTTTCAAGACGCAGTGGGAACATGGAAGTCTGACTTAGAAGATACCAAGATAGTTATTATCAACACTACCAACCAAGACAAGGTAGAAGATGTCGCTTGGCTATACAAGGATATGTTTAACCAAGAAGCTGTAGGTCACTATACAACATCACCAATGGAGTTTATTTAACATGACAGACAAATCACCAATGCAGAAGGCGTACGATCATGTACTACGTTCATACAATCCACTAGAGATCAAGGACATACTGTTACATGGTGCATCACGCAAAGCTACCAAGCACAGGACAGAGGATGACATAATCACATACTATGCTAACCATAACGAGGGCATACACCACGAGTTGCTTGACGCAAAGCAGAAGTATTGCTACCAGTACTTGATATGTCAGGCTGCATACAATCAGACAGACAAGACGGACGAAGATCAATGGTTCTTCTTAAGGGACGTAGTATGGCTATACATTGACAAAGTAGCAGATGAACTAGGTGACGAGTATAAACTACACGACAAGCCTAGAAAAGAGATCGAGGACGAAGTGTTAGCTATCGACTTTGAGTTTAGAAAGCAACAATTACAAGTTATAGACGGAGGTAAATCATAATGCTAACATTCGAGGACAGATGCTTTCAATGGGCATCAGGATTCTATCTTACTGAACACATAGATGACGATTGGTTTGAGCTAGAGGAGGAAGATCAGGACGAGTTCCTTGAGTCTCACCTATGGCAACCATTCGAGTTCTATGATGCACGTATGATAAGCAAGGAGATAGCATCACTAGCACATTGGATACAAGAAGGAAAATACCCAAAGAAGGAGGAATACGAAAATGTTTAACACATACATAGAGGACAAAGCAATGATACCAGTACTATTAGGATATGACTGGATGGTCTCACATAACACATGGACAGATTGTCCTTACGAAACTTATGTCTTTCTTAAAAAGAAGGTCATACATAATGGCAACGCTAAGAAATTATCTTGATTTCCTAATTTTTTATTGTCAAGTTTTTATTTTTTTGCTATTATAATAATATGAATATCTTTGTTACTGATAGCTGCCCAGTACAATCAGCTCGCAACCTACCCGACAAGCACATAGTCAAGATGCCACTCGAGACTTGCCAGATGCTTGCTATTATATACAGCGATTGGTACTATGGCGTCGGTAAATTATATAAGCAAGACGGCACACCATATCGTACTCAGCATGGTGCATTTCGCAACCATCCATGTACGCAGTGGGCTGCTGCCAACCAATACAATCTTGCATGGCTTATCGCACACGGCATTGCATTGTGCAACGAGTACACAGCACGTTACAACAAACGCCACACCTGTTACGATCCTATCATACAGGCTGTTGCTATTTATGACCTCTGCTTCGACGACTCAGTATCACAATCATACCGCAAGGTCGCAGACTTCACACGTGCCATGCCAGAACACATCAAGTGCGATACCACTATCGACACTATCACTGCATACAAGCAGTATCTCAACACCAAGCCGTGGGTAGCTACTAACTATCTACGCATACCAACACGTAAACCATCATTTATTAAGGACAAAACCACCATGACAACATCATTACCAGTATTTGACTTCTCTTCAACACCAGAGGATAGAGCTAAGAAGGAAGCAGAAGAGCAAGTTAAGCAACTAGAAGCATCACTTAAGAAGGACGCACCAGCAGTTGCTAAAGCAAAGCAAGGACTTGTACCAGCACCTAAGAAAGCAGCTACCAAGAAATCAGGCAAAGCAGGCAGAATCGTAGGTATATCTAAGGACGAAAACGAGTTCATCCAAGAAGTATTACAAATGATTGCAGATGACCCAGAATTAGGTTCAAGCAATCCAAACTATGTTAAAATACAAGCAAGATACAACAAATAATTAAGGAGATAACTATGCCAAACCATTGCTTTAACAGAGTTACAATCTATAATGCTGATGACACAGACAAGAGTCGTGAGCAGATTGCCAAGCTCAAAGCTATATTCGAGGACGAGAATGTCTTTGGACAGATCATACCAGAACCTGACTGGGCTAACACACCATTGCTAACTAGCGATAATAGATTCGGAACTAAGTATGGCAATGACGGAGAGTTACCTCAGTATGTAGAAGATCCAGTCAAGAGACTTGTGTTCAGATCAACAGACATTACCGATCAGCGTTGGTATGACTGGAGAGTACAGAACTGGGATACTAAGTGGGACGCATATGATGTAACAGTCGAGGACGAAGATCCTGACCAACTTGAAGTTACATTTAATACAGCATGGTCTCCACCAGAAGCTATATGTAGCCAGATCAGAGAAGATTATCCTGACGTTGAAGTCTCATGGTTCTACGACGAGCCCGGCTGTGAGATAGCGGGGTACTTATGATGACAGGAGATTACTTTCAAGAGGTCAGTAAAGCCCTTAATGATTTCCATAAATGGCAAACTGCACCACAACTCAAGCCACTATATATGTTGATAAAGGTCGATGTCGATAAGGATATAGTGCATAATCAGGACAAAGCAGAAGCTTATGCCGAGAACCACTGCAACCAGTTAGAATATGCACTTGTTGATTGGTATTATCCTGACGAAGATCAATTCCCTTACATAGCCAAATGATTATTTACTTATTCATAGTATTCTTTATCTTGTATGTCTTTTATATCTTAAGGAGGTATGATCCACATGGCTAAGAGAAGAAAACTATATCCATATGAAGCTGTTGTTATAGCTTTAACTATGGTAACTAATTGTTTCATTATTGCAGGGGTATCACGACATTGGAATTACCATGACAACACCAAATTGGCAACACCACAGCAAGAAGCCACCGAAATACAAGAAGAAACCACGTATGATACAGGCAGCCAAAGCCCGTACCAAAACTTTAATTAAAAAACTCACACATTCACAATCATGACCCTTTACCGCTACTATTGTGCC